GAAACCTTTTGCACCCATAGCTGTGACTATCTTATATGTATCTATGTCTACAGCTACACTTTTCCATTTACTTGTGTCCATGTGCTATTCCTTCCTTTTTATATTCTGCTTTTGTTTTACATTTAGTGTTCATAAGTCTCCAATGTTCATCTATAAAATGCTCGTGAAATGCTCTATGATTTCCCTTACTCTTAAGCAATCTATTCATTGCACCTACTCTTCTACTTATCCAATCAGTTGCAATTTGTTTTTGAGACATTGTCCGCGCTCCCTTTTTCAATAAACCACACATAACTCCACTCGCTACTTTGTGGTGTACATTTTTTACCTAACTTAACTGAATATGTAGAACAACCTGTTAAAAGTGCTGCTACAAATATTATCATTATTGTTTTCATTATTTATTTGCTTTCAAATAGCCGTTTAAATTTTTAACCATTTGCACAGCTATTCCTGCAACATGGTTACCTGGCATTTTTCGTAAGATTTTATCTTTTTCAATATCCATTATTAATTTATCAAATCGTTTTTGATATTTAATTATTGTTTTTTGCATTGTATCCTTCTTTCTGTTTGTTGTTATTGTTTTCATTTTTCTCCTAGTAAAGAATTCCGTACACCAATAAACCAATCAAAAATAAAAATATTTTTGGTGGTAAGGCTATACAAAGTCCCATTAATACAAAATAACCAAATTGTTTCATCATCGGTGGTTATCTCCCGATGCCTTAGCCAGATCCTGTTCGTAAGTTCTACATTCAATCTCATCTCTTACTAGATCTGTAGCTAACCATTGATTTACAGGATATACAGGGGCAATATAAACATCTACTTTTGTTGCTGCTAATCGTTCCCTTTGATCTTTAAAGTGTTCTGAGTCATCACTTGTGGCTGCACCTACTTGATTGTGAGTATGTGTCTTGCTTAGGATTTCATCCATTTGCAAAACCCATTTCTTAAAGAGGTGTGAGCTTGATTTAAGTTTTAGTTCATCCATGCTGTCCTCCAATCTTCAAACTTATCTAATATAGTATCAAACAAAGCATAGAAACTTACATTTGCTCTAAACGATTTAGCAAATACAGCTTTATCTAATTCAACACCATTGTGGAAAAGTTTAATCTCACCTTTTTCTTTATCATATGTAATAAGAACAGCTTCTGTTTCTGCACCTATTGTTTGTATGACATCTGTTGGGTCATTTTTAAAATTGACCTCTTTTACATTTGTCGTGCCAGCTGCATCAAAAATATCTATTGCTTCTTTGAGCAGGCTTTTCATTGGCTTTGGTTTCTTATCATTGTCGTCCATGTTATACTCTCCTTGTTACCTTGAATTTATACTTAGTTTAATATTAAATGCAAGGATTAAATGGGATATTATGAAATTTATTTTAACTATATATGTCTGTTCTTTCATAGATTTTACTTGTGCTGATCCAGTAACTTATCCCGTACAGTTCGATACATGGAGTGAGTGTGTTACGGCTGCACATCGAGAATCTCAAATCATTTTAAAGTCCCTTCCACCACCTATGGTAGAAGCTAATAGATTAGCCACTAAATATAGCTGTCAACAGTTCATAGGTGCATAGGGTTGTATTCCTGCCACAATTTGTTATATACTATCTTATGAAGAGTTATCGCGTTCAGATACGATCAGAAGGAAAGTATTATGATGGGATAATTAAAGCTAACAATGATGCTGAGGCCTTGCAACAGTTCAAATTGAAGCTGACCAATGGTGAGATCGCGGCACAGGATGAAGACTTCTACAATAAGAATAGAGTTTTTGTCTCATATGAGGAGCTAAAAGATGGCACTACAGAAGTTAATATCGGAGAAACTTCAATTGGAGTCCAAGTGGGCGGGACAGGCGTTACAACAAGGTAGAGTAACGACTGACATGAAGTGGATCGATATTAAGATCAAAGAGTTAAGAAAACAAATTAATGACCAAAGTGTTGTTGATGCCAAACAAGTTCTTAACTTAGACATAGCTAGTTAAAAAAAGACTAGCAACCTAATAAAAAATCGAATATAAACAAGGGGAATCTATGCCCCAAAAAAAAGGAGACAGCTACAGTGATATTCCTAACTATATTAGGCATTACGTTGAATCAACCGAACGAGGCCACATTATTAAAATTCTTACTGAAGGCGGACTCAAAACATTCAATTGTACATGGCAGGACTATAAAAGAACAAAATCTATTACCAAAAAATCTAAAGATTAAATAATACCTAAATCTCTTAGTTCTTGCGGTGGCCGTTGTGGATCACACATTGGACAGGATGTTTTTATCTTTTTAGTTTCAGAGGTGTCACTCCAAACAAAAACTTCTCTAGTGTTATTGCATCGTAAACACTTTGTTATTTTTTTCTCTTCCATCTTTGCGTCTCTAAATAATTTTAACATAGCTTTATAAGCGCCTCCACTATTGTAATCATCACTATTCATCTTTAGCTTCCCCCCAAGATTTACCTAAAGCTACATCACATTTAAAAGGAACCTTTAAATTATCTACTGCATTTTCCATTTTATTTTTAATAACATCAATATCTTTTTCAGTTCCAATACTAAAACATAATTCATCGTGGATCTGTAACATTGGTAAATGACCTGCTTTAGCACAATCAATCATAGCTTGCTTCGCTTGGTCTGCAGCGGAACCCTGTATTAATCTGTTTAAAGCTTTATAAGTAAAGGCTCTTCTTATATTATTTCCATAATTAGCTTTAGCTTCATTATAATTCATAGCTTGATTCATACCAAAGGTAGCTGGTTCCCATTTATCAAATCTACACTTTCGTCCTTTAATGGTCCTTATAAAACCAAACTTACTTGCTGATTGTGTAACAGCTGCTGCTAATTTTTTCACAAAGGGCACTCTTGAATTGTATTTATTTAAAAGTATCTCTGCTTTATCTTTATCAATACCTAGTTCCTTAGATAACTTCGCTTTACCCATTCCATAGAATAAGCCCAAATTAATAGTCTTGGCTTGTGTTCTAGATATACCTGCCATATCAGCAACAATTTGATGAAAGTCAGCTGATTCGTCCGCATAAGCTTGAACAAACTCTTCAGATCCATCTAAACGCTCTCCAATAGACGCTGAGTAGTGTGCTACTAAACGTGGCTCCTGCTGTGAGTAATCGAATGAACCCCACTGTCTGCCCTCCTCAGGCAGGAATAAAGACCTTATTTTACTACCAAACTCTTTGTTTCTTGCGGGAATTTGTTGAAGGTTAGGATTAGCATAGGATAGTCTTCCTGATACAGTTCCTCCTTGATCAGATCTAAGTTGGTTTATCTCTGCGTGTATTCTTCCCTTATGTACATATCTTTGTATTGAATCAATAAAGGTAGAATGAAATTTATTAATCTCTCTAGCTTCCCTAACTAAAGCTGCGATTGGATGCTCACAGTTCATTAACCAATTAGTTGTAAAAGATGGTTCATTAGATTTTTCAGTTCTAGGATACTCAATCCCAAGTCTATCAAATACTTGTGCTACACTTCTTGCAGCCCAAATATCTACATCCAAAGTTGTTTCTTTTTTTATCTTACGTAATACTTCTGATTCTTTCTTCTTAAATTCTTTTTTAAGTACATGAGCTTTCTCTTCATTAACTCTTATACCTATCTGTCTCATTTTAATTAATGTTGGTAATAGTTCCATTTCCATTTCCCAAACATCATTGATGGATTGTTGTTGTATTTCTGATTTAAATCTTTGCCATAACTTTAAAGTTAAAGCTGCGTCTTGTTCTGCATAAAAACCTACATAACCTGCAGGCATCTTCCATAAGTCTGCTTTTGGATCAATACCCCATTCTTTTGCTTTCTCTTTTAAAAAAGTTTCGTTTTTTATTTCACCTAAATAATCCTTGGCACAAGCATTTAATGAAAAACTCCATCTGTTTTCATCAATCAGAGCTGCTGCTATCATAGTGTCTACAATTTTACCATTTATTTCAAAGCCATTAGCTATCAACCAACCTACATCGTATGAAGCATTATGAAATATTTTTGTGCTAGGTCTTTTTAATAAATCTACCATCCAAGCTGTAGTTACAGCTAGATCCATATTGCCACCAGCATCATGAGCAATAGGGAAATACCATTGCTTACCTAAAGCTGCAACAGCAAAACCTACAACATGGCCTTTACCTGTCGCCCAACCCGATCCTAATCTTTTTAGTTCAGGATCTTTTGTTTCTAAATCTATAGCTACTTCAGTTGCTTCTCTTAAATCAGGATACTCCGAAGGAGCTACCCAATCAGAATCATTATAAATAAAATTTAATTGATGGCTCATGTGTCTTGCATTTGTGCTATTTCAGCAGCAAACTCTTCTACCTCAGAATGTGTTACTTCTTGATTCTTCTTAATAAAATCTATCTCCATTTCACAATAATGAATTATTTTCTGTAAATCTTGTATTCCGCCTTTGTTTTTGTATCTGCACGCATATCTTATTACATTGGCTTGAAAAGGATTTAAGTTATTTTCTTGAACAAATGTCCAAGGTTCAATGGCAAAAGATTTATAGTGAGATCCACCAATTTGTTTCTTAGGCATAATTACTTTTATACAATTTATAATATTTAGACAAGGGGAAATGATACCTATGATATGTACCTAATAAGTGTAAAGTATTTATAGTTCTAGTAACTCCTGTGTACCAAACCCTTAATTCTTTTATCCTTTCATCTAAACTTTTACGATCAAAATGAGAAGGAAAATTACACTTAGCTGATACCACTACGTTATCTGCTTCACCACCTTTTACTTGGTGTATTGTATCAATAATGATTCGGGCTTTTGCATCTAGATCTACTTCCTTGTTTATAATCGTTCTAAAGTATCTTTTCTCACTATCTTTGAACTTTCTTTGAAAAGCTTCACCCCAAGTTTTCTTGTCCTCAACCATACCGCCTTGTAAATGCAATTGTTCAAAATTAAATACTTGATTTGGATGAGCAAAGCTCCACTTCTTGCTGTCCGTTGATCGGTAGCCGTGATCTATGTTTAATAAATAGTTGTACACGTTACAGGCATCTTCTCTAGTTATAGACCCACCTTCAACAATCTTGTCCCAATCTTGTATAGCTTTCCATTGGTTTACATCAAATGATTTATTGCCTCTCATATCTTGATAGTAAAGACCCATCTTCTTCGCTTCATCTTGCAGCTCTCGCTTCACATCATTTATTCTAGCAAGTACCATCCAAGTTCCTTCTATCTCCCAAGGTACTTTCTTTAATGTACTCCACTTATAGATCTCCCCATCCTTACCGTTAGATGTAAAATCTTTTTCGATTCGGTGGCCTTCCATACCATTTAATAAACACTTAGAAAAGAAATGTACTTTCTTATTCAATCTTCTAGACTTTTGTAATATCTTTACCTTACCTGGAAACGTTTGAAAGAATGTAACTTCTGCGCCGTTCCATTCATAGATAGCTTGATCATCATCACCTGCTAAATAAACTTTGTCAGAATGTTTAGCTAACTTAACAACCATATCCCATTGTAAGGGTGTTAAATCTTGAGCTTCATCTATCATTAATACTCTAAAGGGAATAGGTAAACCTGAATCAATGTACTTCTGCACCATATCTGTAAAATCTAAACGATCGTGTTTAAACTCTCCAGGTTTAGCTTCATAAGTTTTATATTGTTCGTATCCCGCAATAATAGATTTAAATTGTTGTAGCCTTACCTTCTTTCTAGGTTCTTTTTTGTATAGATCTATTGGATCTGCTTTCATATTCCTCGCTCTGTCATATATTTGTAAGGACCAATTGTTATAAACTTTTTGATCATCCCAAGTAGGTTTGTAATTAATTTTTACTGTTCCATACTGTGTATGAAACTGAAGCATATCTACTTTTGGATCTAAGACAGGTATGTCAGCAAATTGTTGCCTAGCCAATGAATGTAAAGTTCTAAAGTATTTAAAATCATCTTGATCATAACCTTTAAAATCTTTTCTTACTCTATCTAAACATTCTTCAATAGCTTTGTTTGTGAATGAGA